GGTAGTATTACCAGGCACCACTTCACCGCGTACGGAGTCACTAGATAGGCGTATGACTACATTAGGCAAGGCCTCCATTTCAGACAGGACCGCTTTAAACTTTCCTATCTTGTGCATGCGTGTAGGTAACCAGTGCTTACACCAGGGCGTCGCTATCATGACCTCTAGAATCTTTTCAGCTAACTTCAGGTCGTACATGTCGCCACTATCGAACCATCTAAAATATCTATCATTGTCTAGCTCCTGGATCATATCCCGTGTCCAGTCGTCACGCTTCCAGTCTACCCTGTTATGCTCACGGCTACCACGTACGCTAGGGAAGTTATAGTTTCCCTGTGTCGCATAGCACCCACGGCATGCGTCGACTAGTGAACCGTCGGGCTTTTTAGCCGCAGGGCATGTGCGTAGCGCTTCCAGGGACCACGAGCGGCATGGCATTTTAGAGGCTTTAGATAATTTGATAGTTGACATAATAGTAATTCCTGTTAGTTAATTGAGGCCCATTATATAGGGCCCTGTGATGATGATGTCAATAATTATTTTACAGACCAGTCGTAAACGTCAACCCAGAAGCTCACGGGCGCGTCGGCAGTCCTCCAACTAAAGCAACCCATGAAACAATCGGCGCTGAAGTCTAAAGGCTCGGCGCGATCTGGTTTAGTCGCTTCATGGTATAGCTCGGTAACTAGCGTATGGTATTCCGGGTAATCATCCAGGCCCCAACGAACCAGGGCGCCCTTGATTGACGTTATTAATAACTCCGTTTCATTCACTGGTTCTACTACTGGCTTCTCTCTGAATAGCTCCAGTTTAACAGTCTGGCCGTCCTTAGTTTCTATAGTAATTGTCTCACATGTGAACGTGTCGAAGTCCTGTGTTTCTGTGGTGGTGTTAGTCACGCCGTGTATAGTCATTGTAGTCATAATGTTTATTCCTAGTGGTTGACCAGTTGGGCCGTATGCCCTCCGTTCGGTCGATGTGGTCATATTGCCTATGATTTTCCACGGTGTCAACCCCTAATTTCATATTTATTCGTAATTATTTTCAGAGGCCCTGTGCGGTCCTGTGTCCACCGGTGTTGTCTCATGTATACCTATAGTAGTCTATACAGTCACGGCTTCCTGTGTGGTCCTGTGGTGGTCCTGTGGTGGTCCTGTAGGTATGGTCTATAGGTGGTCTATAGGGACCCGTTCAGACATACCCTCGTCACCCTGTGAAACCATGCACCATAGGGACAACCTGGGGATAACCTGGGGACAACCTGTGGATAACCTGTGGATGGACCTGTGAATAACCTGTGGATAACTTTAGAATGACCCCCGGGGAGGGGAGGATTCCTGGGTTTTTCCTGAGGTAGCCTTTTGAACACAAAAAAGAGTGAAATTGGAATAAAAAAGTAAACAAAAGTCAACAAAAGAACCCTAGGAATATCAAAAGTTTACAAAAGTTACTTAAGTATAACCAAAAGTTATTAAAAGGTTGACCAAATCTATTAAGAATTCTTAAGAAAACTAGAGAAATACCTTGACTTTTAGACTAAAATATGTTATAATATAGTCCTAAGACAACCTAGGCACTTAGATATAAACTTTAATGATTACTTTAAAGAATATACCAAGGCCGGCCTAGGAATTCTTAAGAAGACCTAAGACTGCTTAGATAATCATTAAGGAATATTATTATGTCAACCTCTAAAGAGCCTGAGACTCCTCAGGCCACTCAAGAACCCCCTAAGAAGAAAAGGGGTCGTCCTCCTAAAACTGCTGTTGCCGCTAAGAAACCTGGAAACCGTGTTGCCCGTGGTCGTCCTAAGGGTGATGCCGCTATTATCAATGAGTATAAAGCTCGGATGCTTGCGTCACCTAAGTCAGTCAAAGTCCTAAATACAATTATGGATGCTGCTTTGGACAATGAACATAAGAACCAGGCGGCCGCTTGGAAACTTGTGATGGACCGTATGTTACCTGTGTCCGCATTTGAAAAAGAAGTCAATTCAGGGACAGCACGTAATGCTATTCAAATTAATATCTCAGGTGTTGGGGCTGACATTAGCACCCAACCTCAAGAGAACAATGAACCAGTGGAGGCCGAGTTTGAACCAGTTGAGATTAACGACCCTACGAAAGATTAAGGAAGACATAGAACGTCATGAAGGTAATGTCCCTTATGTCTACCTAGACCACCTCGGTTATAAGACTATGGGTATTGGTCATTTGATACGTCAATCAGAGCCCGAATATTTACTTAAAGTAGGTCAAGGGGTGTCTAAGGAAGCTATCGACGAGTACTTCGAGAATGACTTGAGAATAGCCATAGATGACGCCCAGAGAATCTTCGGTGACCTCAATGAACACCCCCAGGGCGTCATAAGAGTCCTAGTAAACATGTCGTTTAACTTAGGCTATCCAAGGCTAAATAAGTTTGTCAAAATGAAGGAAGCCGTGGCTCAAAAGAATTACCTAAAGGCGGCTGATGAAATGAAGGATAGTCGTTGGTATAACCAGGTAGGCCGTAGAGGTCCTGAGCTATTCAAGTTGATGTCAGAGGCGGACCTATAATGCAACTAGACATTAAACTATTAGAATGGCAAAAGGAGGTCTGGAAGGACACCTCCCGTTTTAAAGTAGTAGCCGCAGGTCGTCGTTGTGGTAAGTCAAGACTAGCCGCCTGGATGCTCATTGTGAACGCCCTACAGGCTGACCGTGGTCATGTCTTTTACGTAGCGCCTACACAAGGTCAGGCCCGTGACATTATGTGGTCTTTGCTTATAGAACTAGCGCACCCAGTCATCAAAACGTCCCACATTAATAACATGCAAATTACATTGGTAAACGGGGCCACCATAAGTTTAAAGGGTGCCGATAGACCCGATACGATGCGTGGTGTTAGTCTTAAGTTCCTAGTACTCGATGAGTATGCCGATATGAAACCGTCGGTGTTTGAGGAAATCCTAAGACCGGCACTAGCTGACCAAAAGGGTAACTGCTTGTTCATTGGAACCCCTAAAGGCCGTAACCACTTTTATGACTTATATGTCTATGCCGACAAAGGTGAGGACGATAGCTACGAAGCGTGGCACTTTACGTCATACAATAATGAAACCTTGGACAACGAGGAGATTGACTTAGCTAAGAAGAGTATGTCATCCTTTGCGTTCCGTCAGGAATTCATGGCGTCATTCGAAGCCCTAGGCTCTGAGATATTTAAAGAGGACTGGGTACAGTTTGAATCCACAGAACCTGACATAGGTGAATACTATATAGCAATAGATTTAGCCGGGTTCACGGACCCAACGTCAACCAGTAAGAAAAACAAACGCCTGGATAATACGGCCATTAGTGTCGTTAAGGTCAACGAGAACGGTTGGTGGGTCAAGGAGATTATCTACGGTAGATGGACACTAGAGGAAACTGCCTCTAAGATATTCAACGCTGTCGAGAAGTACAGACCGTTAGCCGTAGGTATCGAAAGAGGTATCGCAAAGCAAGCCGTTATGTCACCTTTGACTGACATGATGAAACGCTACAGTAGATACTTCCGGATCGAGGAACTAACCCACGGTAACCAAAAGAAGATAGACAGGATTGTCTGGGCGCTACAGGGCCGTTTTGAGAACGGTCAGATTACATTAAACAAAGGGGAATGGAACCACAGGTTTCTTGATGAACTCTTTCAGTTCCCTAATCACTTAGTCCATGACGATTTAATTGACTCATTGGCTTACATAGACCAGTTAGCTATTGTGGCTTACCATACGGACTTACTGGACATTGACGAAGAATACAAACCCTTAGATTTACTAACAGGATATTAATATGAATGACCAAGACGATTACCAAGTTATGAACATTGAAGACTGGGTACTCACTAAATGTGAGACTTGGCGTGAGCACTACGAGACTAACTACCAGGACAAACACGAGGAGTACTTTAGACTCTGGCGTGGTATCTGGGACTCTAACGATACTCTAAGGGACTCTGAGCGTTCACGTTTGATTGCCCCTGCGTTACAACAGGCTGTAGAGTCTAGCGTAGCTGAGGTCGAGGAAGCTACCTTTGGGCGTGGCCAGTGGTTTGACATTAAGGACGACTTGTCTGACCAAGAGCCTATGGACATTAGTTTCCTTAAGAAACAACTAATGGAAGACTTTAATTTTACCAAGGCACGTAAGAACGTTGCTGAGTGTATTCTTAATGGTGCAATCTACGGTACGGGTATCGGAGAGTTAGTCATTGAGGAAGTCAAGGAAATGAAACCTGCGACTCAACCTATTATGGAAGGCGCTATGCAGGCCGTAGGTGTTGAGATTAGCGATAGGTTTGTCGTTAAGTTAAACCCTGTGTTACCACAGAACTTCCTAATTGACCCAGTAGCTACTACTATAGATGACGCTATGGGTGTCGCTATTGACCAGTTTGTGTCGCCTCATCACATTATTGCTCTACAGGAGTCAGGTGTCTATCGTGACGTTGACGTAGGTCTAGCGTACCCTGATACGGACCTAGAGGCTGACAAAGAGTTGTCTCACTTCCCTGAGGACAAAGTACGTCTTACTAAGTACTATGGTTTAGTACCACGAGAATTACTTAAGGCCGCTATGGCTGAGGAACTGGATGAAGACGAGGAAGTCGTACCTTTATCTGACGAAGACAAAGAGAGTGAATACGTAGAGGCTATCGTAGTCCTAGGTAACGGTGAGTTACTTAAGATTGAAGAGAACCCTTACATGATGACTGATAGACCTGTTATTGCATTCCCTTGGGACGTAGTGCCTAATAGATTCTGGGGCCGAGGTGTTTGTGAGAAGGGCTATAACAGCCAGAAAGCACTCGACACGGAACTTAGAGCACGTATTGATGCATTAGCACTAACAATACATCCTATGATGGCTGTGGACGCCTCAAGGCTTCCTAGAGGAATGAAACCTGAGATACGCCCAGGTAAAATCTTCCTGACTAACGGTAACCCTGCTGAGGTACTACAACCATTTAACTTTGGTCAGGTAGGTCAAGTAACATTTGCTCAGGCAGGCCAGTTAGAACAAATGGTACAACAGTCTACAGGTGCTGTGGATTCTACTGGTGTAGCCGGTGGTGTTAATGGTGAAGCAACTGCGGCAGGCATTAGTATGTCCCTGGGCGCTATCATTAAGAGACATAAACGCACACTTATTAACTTCCAAGAGTTATTCCTGATTCCTATGGTTCAGAAGGTAGCCTGGAGATACATGCAGTATTCTCCTGACTTGTATCCTGTGAAGGACTATAAGTTTGTACCTACGTCAAGCCTAGGTATCATTGCTCGTGAATATGAGGTTACTCAGTTAGTCCAGTTACTACAGACTATGCCTCAGGACAACCCTGCTTATCCTATGCTCATTGAAGCAATCATTGAGAATATGAACTTAAGTAAGCGTGACGAAATGATCCAAACGATGCGTCAAGCACAACAGCCTACGCCAGAGCAACAACAGATGCAACAAATGGCACAGCAGTTGGAGCAACAGAAGGCACAGCTTGAGTTACTTAACGCACAAGCAACTGCCCAGGCATTACAAGGACAAGCCGAGGAAGCTAAGGCTAGAGCCGCTAAGTACAACGTGGAAGCTCAGGTTGAACAATATAATGCTGAGACACAACGTATTAAAGCTGTCAGTACTAATATTGACAAAGGTGACGCTGACGACAAAGAGTTCGAAAAGCGCATGAGACTCGCTGAGTTAACACTTAAGAAGCAACGCCAAGACGCTGACATAAGTGCTAAGGCTCCTAAGGAACAGGAGGAAGCACCTCAGATGCCACAGATGCCACAGGAACCACCTCAAGGTATTCCAGAATAGCATAAGAAAACACTTGACAAGGACGTCAAAATATGTTATAATAGGTACCTGTGTTAACGTCATGCCACATAGGAGAGGACAACATGACTCAAGAAGAACATAAGTACTTCGAAAACTTTTTAGATTTATTTTCTATGGAAGGTTGGAAACAACTAATGTCTGAGCTAGAAGTTCGCGCTTCGTCATACTCAGTACACTCTATAGACAATGAACAAAACCTTTTTAAAGCTAAGGGTGAGCTATCAGTATTAGCCAACATTCTTAACTTTGAAAACTACATTCGACAAGCGTTGGATGATGATGAAAACTCAACGACTAATCAACCTACAGAGGGCTAGTAGGCTTAGTCTTTTTAATTTACTCACAATACTTTTAAAGTACGAGGATACAATATGGCAAACCAAGAAGGTCGCTTAGGCCAAGATGTTAACGAATACGAAGACGAAGTTGTAGACTTAGGTGTCTCCCCTGAACAACCAGAGGACACAGGCGCTAAAGGATATAACGATTATGTCAATCAAGAGGCTGACGAACCAGAGGTAGAGGAAGGAGAAGATATTCCTGACAAATACCGAGGTAAGGAAGTCAAAGACATTATTGCGATGCACCAGAATGCTGAGAAGCTAGTAGGGAAGCAGTCACAAGAAGTCGGGGAACTCAGACGTATCGTTGATGACTTTATCCAAGCTCAAACCTTAAACAACAATAATCAGGCCCAAGAACCAGTAGCAGATATAGACGATGTGGACTTCTTTGAAGACCCTAAGAAGGCAGTTTCTCAACTACTAGAGAACCATCCTTCGGTCAAACAGTCTAAGCAGATTGCGGCTCAACTAGCTAAACAAGAA